GTCAGCGTTATCAATGAGAGCCGCTTCAGTCGGAATTCGGGGAGGGCAGCGAAACCAAACCCGGTGAACGCATGAGCGAGGGTTTCATGCAGACCGGCGCAACGCCTCCCGGTAAGAATCTTTAACCCATGACACACACAATCCACACCCCCGCCGGCCACGTCCGGCTCGACATCCGCAGAGTAATGGAGTCCCAACAAATCGACATGAAGCTCTTGAGCGTCATGGAGCGCGCTGAGATTGACACCACAATCCGGCACGAAACTGAAAAGCTCCTGCTCCGCATCACCGTCCGCATCGCCGGGAAGCAGTACGACGAGCGCATTGTGAGCTACCCCGCCACGTGGTGGGACGGCTTCAAACTCGCCTGCCTGCCCACGTTATGCCGCTGGTTCCGCCACGCCCCGCGCATGACTGTCGTTCGCTTCGAGGCGTCCGCATTTTATCCCTCCATCCAGATTCCCAACCACAAACCTTTCGTGCAGGTCACGATGAAAAAACAGTGAACACTAAAATCCGCATCCACATCACCATCGAACAGGACGGCCAGGAGCCGCAGGAGTTCGTCCAGACCGTGAAGGGCGAGTGCAAGACCGGCGCGAGCGTTTTTGCCGCCGTCATCGCCGGCGCCGAAAAAGTCTTCTCGCCGATCCACACAAAATACATTCCGACCTCACCGGCCGCGATCACCAAGCAATCCAAACAATCCCGCTCCCGCCATGAGTGACACGAACAATCCCATCCACGCCCCCACGCCCAAGCACTGGAATCAGCTCGGGGACGGAAAGCGCATCCGTCTCGCCGGCGGCCCGCCCGTTGACCCTCACACCCTCGCAACCCTCACGGAATGGCAGAAGCGCGGCGTTTCCTACGGCGTCCTGATTGATCGCCTGGTTTCTCTCGCCCAAGACCTCGACTTCGACCCCGTTTCCGAGACCCCAGATATTTGGGCCGCCTCGAAACTTGAGATCAAAACCCCCGCCAAGAAAAAGGCCCGTAAATAATTAAACCAGCCGGTCACCCCTTCCAAGGCGCACCGGCTGGCACGAAGTTGGCCGCTAAGCCGACTCCGATAAATCCACTCTCCCCGGAGAAATCAAACCATAACCAAATGAGTAATACAAAAGTGATCACCCTCGCCGAACTGCTGGAACTCCCAGCGGGCGACAAACAAAACGCCACATGGGTCAACGATGACTTTGAGGCAGTTCTAACGGACGTGAAGCCCGGTCAAAAAGTAACCACCGCGCTCCTGTCCGACCCCCACAGCCCAAACATCCGCATTGCCGCGACCTTCTTTGGCCGCGACTGCTCCCGCTTCGACGGCAAGCTCTGCCATTTCAGCGGCAAGGGCATGACCCGCACGGAGTACAAAGGCACCCAACAAGTCACCATCGGCGACAAGGCCACCGTGCAAGTCCTCGGGGCGGCACCGGCGGGCGCGGCGAAGAGCGGCACACCGGCGATCGGCGGCTCCGCTGGCAGTGTCGGCGGTTCCTCCGTCATCCACGGCGCTACCGTCGGCATGGCGATCAACCAGGCGACCGCGGCAATCGCGAAGGCGAAGGGCAACGACTTCTCCCACGCCTACCTCAACAGCGCGGCGTTCGCGGCAGACCTGTACGCCACCGCCTCCGACATCATCCGCGTTTCCCGCGCACTCGAAGCCGGAAAGCTGGCACCGAAGGCAGCGGAGCGCGCCGACCCCGACTTCAAAAAGAAGCAGGAAGAAGCCGCCGCCAAAGCCGAAGCCGACCGCAAGGCCGCCGAGGAGGCAGAGCGCAAGAAGAAGGAAGAGGAGGAGCGCGCCGCGAACCGCGCCCCAGCCGGAAACGCCGAGGACGATGGAGACGTTCCCTTCTGATCGCTCGCCAACCACACCCACGAAATTAAACCGCTAAGCCCATGAAAAAATCCTCCCACTGGTACAAAGCAGACGGCACCGCCTGCCATACCGTTCAGAACAAAACGAAGGGTGGCGACCGCCCCACCACCCTCAAAGACGCCCGCACGATGGGGCTTTATCCATCGGTGACGTCCATCCTCGACGTCCTCGCGAAACCCCAGCTCGAAGACTGGAAACTCGAACAGATGACGAAGGAGTTTCAGCGCCGGATGAAGGTGCTCAGCTCTTCATCAGTCGGCGATGTTCACCATGGCGTTTGCGACATCGCTATGCGCGACATAGACGAACTCCACGAAGAGATCGCCGACCGCGCCTTCCAGCAGGTCGAAGACGCCGCCGACGCAGGGACCAAGATCCACGCCGCCGCCGAGAAAGCCCTTTCGTTTCTCGACTACGACGAAAACGAAATGGTCATGCTCCCCGAGCTGAAAGCCTCGTTTCCGATGTCCACGTTCATCAACCCCATCAAAGCCTTCGTCAAAGAGCACGCGATCCGCCCCAGCGGTCACGAAGTTCGCATCGTCAACCACCTCCACGGCTACGCCGGCACGGGTGACTTGCCGATGGAGTGCTCCAGGGGCATCGGCTTCGGCGATTGGAAGACGCGCAAGACGAAGCCGGGCAAGCCGGTAGACGCGTACGACACCCAGCTCATGCAGATCGCCGCTTACCATGGCGGCTATTATCAGCAGATTCCGGCGCCGACAGATCACCACTGCGGGTGGAACGGTTTCTTATCAACAACCGAGCCGGGCCGTTTCGATGTGGTGTGGTATGACGCGAAACAGATCGCAGATGCGTATCACGCCTTCACAAGTGCGTGTAGTGTCTGGCGATTCATAAAAGGATTTGACCCTCGGGCTAAATCCTAAAGCGTCCGCCCAGTGGCCGTGAAAAGCCAAAGCGCAAGATGAGTACCTACGCACCTATTTCCACGCCGTTGCCCGAGGAGGCTGCTTGCGGCCAATTTTCACCCTCGGGCGCGGCGGTGGTTAGATGGAAGCGTGGTCAAAGAAACCCCCAAACAGGCCTAAGATTTTGGCAGTACGTCGGGAAATACCTGCGTTGGTGTGACGATGTCGTTTTTGAAGAACGCATGGAGCGGGCGCGGCAATGGCGGAATGGTTGGTATCCAAAAAACAAAGAGCGGATGCGCGTCCTCCTTCTTCGACACAAAAACAAAAACCCATCGCTTTTTAATAAAAAAGCCCGTGAGCGAACAGCAAAGTGGAAGGCCAAAAACAAAGAACGAGCCACACAGCTTAGGAGAGCAAATAGATCGATGAGATATGCTACCGATCCAATTTTCAGGCTCAAAACAAACATGAGAAACCGGCTTGGCGAAGTGCTCCGTGCAAATGGTTATATGAAAAAGAGCCGAACGTTTTCAGTGATTGGATGCACACCAACAGAGCTTCGCGCACACCTTGAAAATCAATTCTCTCTAGGGATGACATGGGAAAACCATGGCACCGTTTGGGAAATCGATCACGAAATGCCCCTCGCATCAGGCTGCACAGAAAAAGAAATCCTCCGCCTCTGCCACTACACCAATCTGCGTCCCATATACAAAGAAGAGAACCGATCAAAGGGGACAAAGATACTCTAACTTTCCCCATTCCGGGGAATCTCAAACCAACCCATGAAAATCAGCAAAGTCATCAGAACGGACGACGCGGTGGAGTTCCACCGTGAAGTCCAAGGCCACCAGGCCGTCGAACTGCGGAAAATCACCGCCCACGAGGCCCCACTGAAGTCCTTCGACACCGCGCTTCAAAAGTTAGCGGACGTCGCGGTGAACATCCTCGAACTCGGCCAGGGCTACAAAAAGGGCATCACGATCATATCGCTCGGCGTTTACTACACCGGCAAGGGCACACGCTCCGCGGTGATCGTTTTCAAGAAAGAGATCGACGCCACCGGCAAGCCCCACCGCCTCGACACCCCGCAGTTTCGTTTCGACGATGCCGCAGAGGGTGAAGAAGGCCGCCGGGAATGCACGAAAGCACACGCGGAGATGATCGAAACCGTCATCGAAGAGACGCAGAAATATGCCGACGGCGAGCGCCAGCAGCGCCTTCTTCCCCTCGACGACAAGAAGAGCGAGGCGGCCGAGCCGGCGCAGGGCGACGTCCTGAAGTTCTCCACGCCGGAAGCGGCGAGCGAAGAGCAGGCGGCGCCACCGCCAGAGAAGCCGAAGGCGACGCCCAAGAAGCGCGCACCGAAGGCGAAGAAGTAAGCCAGCAGACCAGCACAACACCACCTCGCGGCCGGCGGGGATTGTTCCACGAGGAACACCGGCCACCCATTTCCCCCACCGTGCACGATGCAAAGCAGATCAAGGAAAAGCTCCTCACCAATATCGAAGCCGTTTGCTTCCACCTCCTCCCGAACGGGAAGGTCGAAGGCCACGAGTTCCGCGCCGCCGACGTCACCGGACGCCCCTCCCGCCACAACGGCGGCAAAGGGGGATCGCTGGCGGTTTCACTGAAGGGCGACACCAAAGGGCTTTGGAAGGACCACGGCGACACCACCCAGAAGGGCGATATTTATGACCTCTGGTGTGCGTGCAAAGGGACCACCTTCAAGGAAGCATTCCCCGAAATTTGCCGGTATCTTGGCGTGACCAATATCGAACGTCCGAAGCCGAAGGCGAAGCCGCCCCGCCCGGATACCTCCGGCATGGGATCAATGACCGGGACGCCGACTCTCGCCTACCTCACGAAGAAGCGCGGGCTGACAGAGGACACGCTGAAGGCGTACCGCATCCGCTCACACTCGAGACCGTCCGAGCACAACACCGATTTCGTCGCCTTCCGGTTCATCGACTCAGAGGGGGAGCCAGTCATGCTCAAATCGACCGGCATCAAACCCACCGCGGCCGGCAAGAAAGACACGTGGAGCACGCCGCCATACTATACGCTCTGGGGATGGTGGCTCGTGAAGCCATCCGACCGCGCCATTGTGATCACGGAAGGCGAGTATGACGCGATGTCCCTCCACCAAATAGACCCAGGGATGCCCGTCCTCTCTCTCCCCGCCGGCTCCTCCAATCTCACCTTCATCGAGAACGATTACGACGCGCTTCAGCGGTTCGAGCGGATCTACATCGCGAGCGACATGGACGACGCGGGCGAGGCGTGCGCCCGGGAGTTAGCCAAGCGCCTCGGCCCCGCCCGCTGTTTACGTGTTCCCATCCCGGCGCCTCACAAGGACGCCAATGACGCGCTCGTGAATGGCGGACCGGAAGACATCGAAGTTTCCGCATGGTTCGCAAAAGCCTCCAGCTACGACCCGCCCACCCTCCGCGGGACCGGTGCGTTTCGCGACGAGGTGCGGAACCGCCTGCGCCGTGAGAAGCAGGAGGATGCGTGCAACACCTTCGTTTTTCCCGACATCCCTTTCCAGCTCCGCGACGGCGAATGCACCCTCCTGACCGGCTACACCGGACACGGAAAATCCGAACTGGCCTATCAGATCCTCTCTCACGAAATGGCGAGCGGCTTGAAGGTGTGCGTCGCCTCATTCGAGATCGATCCGAGCGAGATGATTTGCAACTTCGCCACCCAGCTCCTCGGGAAGAAGCCGACCGAGGATGACGTCGACAAGGCGGTGGACTGGCTAGACGGCCGCCTCTGGTTCGTCTCCCCGAAGGACGACGAGCAGAAGATGACCGCCAGCGCCGAAGTGTTCGCCGATTTCAGTTACGCCGCCCAGCGGTTCGGATGCCGCCGGTTCATGGTCGATTCACTCATGTTCGTCTGCAAAAAGGACGACTACGAAGGACAGGACACGCTCGCGAAGAAGTGCCGGGATTTTTCCCGCAAACAACACAGCGACTCCCACGTGATCCTCATTGCCCACTCCGCCATCAAAAAAGGGGAGGACAAACTCCCGCATGCGTCCGAAGTCCTCGGGAGCGCGGGCATCCTGGCACCGTTCAACAACGGCCTCACCGTCTGGCGCAACGTCGCGAAGGGTGAGAAGATCGAAGCCGCCAAGGATGACGCCGTGAAGCTGGCCGAGATCGCCAAAGAGTACGACGGCGTGCTCTCCGTGTGGAAGCAGCGCCGCACCGGCAAGCGCCCCACCCGCCGCCTCTGGTTCAATCCAGACTCGCGCACATTCCGCACCAAACACGCCGACGCACCGCCGCCACCGGTGAACATGACCGTCGAAGTCCAGACCACACTCACCGACGACAACCGCCCATTTTAACCACCCATGAACGAAGAAACAGCCGCTACTCCACCGCCCGCGCCGGTGTTCATCAACACGCCCGAGCAGGACGCCGTAATCCGCGACGTCACCGCCCTCGAAAACATCCTGTGCTCCGGCTCCGCCGGCACTGGAAAGTCCCATCTCTTAAAACAGATGCGTGGATACTTCGCCGACATGTATTGCCGTCTCGGCGTCGTCGGCTCCACCGGCATCGCCGCGGTAAACGTGGGCGGCCTCACCCTCCACACGTGGGCAGGTCTCGGCATGGGCGACGCGACGGCGGAGGTGATCGCGAACCGCATTCTCTTCGGCGACAACCGCCGCGCCTTCGAGAACATCACCCAGACGAACCACCTCGCAATCGACGAGGTTTCGATGCTCTCCGCTTCCCTACTCGACAAGGTAGACGAAATTTTTCGCCGGGTTCGCAAGTCCACACTCCCCTTCGGTGGGATGCAGCTGATCATGTTCGGCGACTTCCTCCAGCTCCCGCCGGTCTCCACCAACAACAGCAAGCCGGAGGGTTTCGCGTTCGAGGCGAAGGTTTGGAAAGAGGCGAAGGTGAAGACGCACGTGCTCACGAAAGTTTTCCGCCAGGCCGACCAGTCCTTTGCCGACGTGCTCAATCAGATCCGGGTGGGCGAATACACGCCCGCGGTTTCTGATTTGCTCATGTCGCGTTACCAGCAACCGGACCCCGCCCCCGAGTTCCCGCCCGTCATCCTCACCACGCACAACGCCGACGCGGACAGCATCAACGCCCGGCGCCTCGCGCTGATCGAAGCGAAGCAGCACGGTTACGACGCCGACGATCAAGGCAGTGACCGGGCGATTAAGATTCTCGAGCGGTGCCTCATGCCCGCCCGTGTTGAGCTGAAGGTGGGCGCGCAGGTGATATGCTGCGTGAATCTCGACCAGGAGCTCGGGATCGTAAACGGCACGCTCGGGAAGGTCGTGGACTTCACCGGCTATTCGAAGCTCCCCGTCGTTCTCTTCGCAAACGGCATCCGCATGACCATCGAGGCGCAGCGGTGGATCATCCGTGAGAACGAAAAGGAAATCGGCTCGCGCACCCAGCTCCCCCTTCGCCTCGCGTGGGCCATCACCGTCCACAAATCGCAAGGGATGACGCTCGATAAGGTCGAGGTGCATCTAGCGAAGGCGTTCGAGTTCGGGCAGGCATACGTTGCCCTTTCCCGCGCCCGCACGCTCGCCGGTCTCTTCATCGCCAGCGGTTCGAAGAAATCAATAAAAGCCCACCCCAAAGCCATCGCCTTTTACGAGAACGCCAACCCGTGAACTATTACAACGAATACGACCCCAAAGCCGCCGCATGGCTGCGCGAACTCATCGCGCAAGGCCACATTCCACCCGGCGACGTAGATACCCGCAGCATCACCGACATTTCTCCCAATGAACTCACCGGATACACCCAACAGCATTTCTTCGCCGGGATCGGCGGATGGTCTCTCGCCCTCAAACTCGCAGGCTGGCCATCAGACCGACCTGTTCGCACCGGTTCCTGTCCGTGCCAGCCGTTCAGCGCGGCGGGCAAGCAACTCGGGACTGCCGACAGCCGCCACCTCTGGCCCGTCTTTCGCGACCTCATCACCTTCGGCGAATCTACAGTCACGTTTGGCGAGCAGGTTGCGAGCGCGCCTGGCCGTCTATGGCTCGCCGGAGTACGTGCTGACTTGGAAGGATTGGGATATGCAGTCGGGGCCGCCGATTTGTGCGCTGCGGGCGTCGGGGCGCCGCACATCCGGCAACGGCTCTTCTGGGTGGCCAACCCCGGACACCAACCAACGCGGCGGGGCGCAAGACCCAGCCAAGCGGAAAGCGGGCGGGCACTCGGTGACTCTTCAGGATGCGGCGTTACTGGTAGGCTGGAACACGCCGAGAGCGACGGACGGCTCAAACGGCGGACCGAATCAAACAGGCGGAGCACTGCCAGCGGATGCGGCGTTAGCAGGTTGGGCTCGCCCAACCTGTCAGGACGCGAGCAACAATGCGGGGCCGTCTCAGTTCAACCGGAACAGCCTTCCGCTGAATTGTCAGGTCACGCTGGTTTCTGGTCAGCCGCCGACCTCATCCCCTGCTCCGACGGAAAAGCGCGGCGCATTGAACCCGGCTCATTCCCGTTGGCTCATGGGATATCCGGTCGCGTGGGACTCCTGCGGGGCTACGGCAATGCAATCGTGCCGCAAGTCGCGGCGGAATTCATCCAAGCCTTCCTCGAAACCTGAAACCCATGCCAAACCATGACTATAAGCTTTGATATATTCGACCACGAGATTCCATACACTCGTCTTTTTCGGCAGGCAGTAAACCAGGCCATTGCCGACCGCCTCGAAACAATCGGCCACAAAATCCCCATCAAACTCCTCCGTGAAATGGATGGTATGAGCCCCGATGAAGCTCAAAAGCAATGGCAAGAAAACTTTCGCGCTCTCGGTTATATCAAATGCGCAGTCTTTCGAGACGAGTCACGCTCCTGCTGGCGCTACGTCTTAACACCATCACCCCATGCCAACCCCACGCCCAACGCTTAAAGTCCGGGAAATCCCCGGCGAGCCCTTCCGCTATGAGGTCGAATCTCACGAGCGTCCCCAGCTCCCCCACGTCGTCGATCTCATGGAGGAGCGCGGCCTCGGGGCGTGCGATTGCCGCGACTTCTGCACCGTCGTCACGCGCAACCGGAAGAACGCGCCCGGCGTGTGGGTTTTCTACGGATACCCCGGCCACCCCGACCCGCTCCGCACGCAGTGCAAACACATCCACATCGCCCAGCGTCGCCACATCATGACCGCCTTTCCGAGAATGTCCGAAGAACTCGGCAACAAAAAACAAACCTGAACCGCCCACCATGCCTCAAGCATATCCTCTAAACTGGCCCGTCACTTGGCCCCGATCCACCACCCGCGCGCGATCACCATTCGCGGCCCGCTCCGTCAGCAAGGCCACATCCGAATTGCTCGGAGAGTTCCGCCGCCTTGGCGTCTCTGAATACAATCTGATTATTTCGACCAATCTACTTCTCAGAAATGACGGCTATCCGCGCAGCGAGCAGCGCACACCAGCCGATCCGGGCGTTGCCGTTTACTGCAAGATCAAGGGCAAGGATTCCGTTCTCGCCTGCGATAAGTGGGCAACGGTCGAAGATAACCTTTGGGCGATCGCCAAACACATCGAAGCCCTCCGCGGTCAAAACCGCTGGGGTGTCGGCTCGATCGAACAGGCGTTCGCCGGCTATCAGGCGCTCCCAGCGCCAGCCGTGAAAAAGAAATGGTATGACGTTCTCTGCGTTTCCCCGCGCTGCACGTTGGAAGAAGCGCAGGCCGCCTTCCGTAGGCGCGCTCGCGATGCCCACCCAGACAACGGCGGAACGCACGAACAAATGGCCGAGGTGAACGCCGCATGGGCAGACGCTAAAGCCTTCATTAACTTCTGATGGAAGCCGCCGCCTTCATCGGGAAATATGTCGCCTTCGACGCCAAGCCCAACACCCGCCCCGCCTGCATCCGCTCCGCTTCCACGGTGCGGCATGTCGGCGAGGTGATCGGTGCGAAGCCGGGCCCCGTCGACCAGCGCAGCGGCATCCCATCCTTCACCCTCACCGTCCGCGGCAAGCAGTCTGGCCGCATCGCGGAGGTGGATATGGTTTCGCAGTATGCCCAGACATTCACCCTCTACATCGACGCCCTCACCGATTCCAAAACATGAACACCACCCTCAACCTTGTCCTGACCCATCAGTGGTTTGACCAGACAGAGGCGGGCATGAAGCGCATCGAGTACCGGGCAATCACGCCCTACTGGATGCGTCGAATCTACGAAGCCCGCGACACCCTCACTCACGTCCAATTCTCCCGCGGATACACCGCGCGCAGAATCAAATTCAAGATCACCACCATCGACATCGGCCCCTGCCCAATCCCCGGTTGGGAAGGCGATTATTTCCGCATCCACTTCACCACATGAAAAACTGGCCCCGCCTCTCCGAATCACTCCCGCGCAAGCCGGACCCGTGCTCATGCCAGAACTGCGGCGAGTCCGTCGAGGACGTGCATATCTGGATGGAGCACGACGAAGCCGACAAACCCGAACGCCGGTTCGTCTGCCTGTGCGATCGCTGCGCCGGCCGCCTCATCGACCCCCACCCGCGGCTTTACGCCCGAGTCCCAGACAACGCACCGATACCAGGAGCCATGCCGCTCTGTGTCCGCTGCATCCACCGGAGCGGACTGAACTGCTCGAACCGCCTCGCCGCCTTCAACGGCGGCCCCGGCCTCTCCATCACCTGCGCCAAACCCACCACCTTCCACATCGACGGCCGCGACAAAAAGACATGCCGCCGCTTCGGACGCTGGGAAAACCTTTACTCCTCACCACCCACCGCCTGCACCGGGCGGGAAATCTCGCCATGACCTATGACCAGCTTCTCCTCAAATTCCCAAACGCCTCCATCGGATTCCTCGCAGCCAACGCTTCCGACGGCCTGCCGCGGCATCTCGCGCCCCGGCCCCCGGCTCCACCGAAAGAAGCGCCCCGAAAAGGGACAGGCCGAGCTCGCGGCCCTGCTTCCTTTGCCGACGCCGAGGCCGCCGTTGAACGGACTGAGACTGACTATCGCGCATCCCTTGCCGTCGTGGAACGCTATCTGCGGGATGGGCCACTGGCAAAGGGCGAAGCTGAAGGCGGGAATCCGCGAAAGTTTCTTGTCCGCTTTACGAGCTTCCGCGTGCGTCTCCTCGACGAAGACAATCTGTGCGAAAAATATCACTGCGATTTGCTCCGCTACTGTGGACTCCTACGTGACGATGAGCCTGGCCAAGCGCGCATTGTCACAACTCAGGAAAAGGTCCGAACGAAAGCAGAAGAGCGGACGGAAATCGAAATCAGCCCCATCGAATGAAGCCGGTGAGTGATCGAAGGAAGGCGGAGGCAAAGGAGTACGCGGCCAAACGCACCGCCTTCCTTGCCCGCCGGCCGAAGTGTCAGGTGTGCTGGAAAACTAAATCGAAGGACGTTCACCACCGTGCCGGACGCTACGGGGGCAACTATCTAAACGAAGCGACTTGGATCGCCGTTTGCCGTCATTGCCACGAATACATCCACGCCCACCCGAAAGAAGCGCGAGCTCGCGGGCTGCTTGTTTGAGCCGGTATTTGAGCGTCCGAATCTCCTCTTTCATCCCAAGGTTTTCAGTCATCAGCCCCCGCTCCCGCTCTTTCATTCGCTCGATCACAAACCCCAGCGCGCGGCCATCCGCGTAGATCGTTTCGAGGGTACGAATGTCTATTTCTGTGACCGTCTTTTTGAAGTCACGCGCCCCCATTTTATTCAGGGGTAAAAACCACCATCGGCGCGGTCGATGAACCGGCGGAAATCAGGAACCGGCGTGGTGTTGTCGGCTCGCTTGAACTCGTACCGGAGCCGCCCGTTCCACGCATAGAACGGCGTGATCGGCACGAACTCCGTGCGCAGCTTATCCAGCTCCTCCTTCGTCGTCTTTTGCTGAGCGTCGAGTTTGTTGCTCATGTTCGTCAGCTTCTCATCGAACCGCTGAATCGTGTTCTCAAGGGCATTCGTATAACGAGAGACGACGAGCGTCGCGGCGATCACTGCACCGACCACGACGCCGACCGTTCTCCAGTTCGTGCGCAGCTTACCGTCTGGCGATGCTTCAAACCCGGGGTTGGTTTCTCGATTGCTCATGCTGATTTGATTTTGAGGGCAGTTTTCGCCGCGTGCTTGGCGACTTTCGCCTGCTCGTCGCGGTTTAGAAATTTGTTCAGCATCTCGCGCATGTCCTCAGCCTTGTTCGGCTGCTCGACATCGGCGCGCGCCAGCATGTTGCCGAGGACGGCGGGAATCCCACCAGCGAAGAAACGCACATACACCCAGCCGGCCGCGACGACCAACGCCAGCGACCCCAGCCCCAGCTTCCACATCAGGGACTTCGCTTGTTCGTTCCGGTACGCGTTCGCGGTAGCGTTCTCCCGCGCGAACGCTGTGGAAAGCGCAGCCTGCGCTTCGGCGAGGGCCTTCCGGGCCTCATCCAGCTCTTTCCCCTGCTCAGCGGCCAAGGAACGGGCGGCGTTGCGCTCTTTCTCGGCCTGCCCCCTGATCGTTTCGTTCTCAGACAGGAGGGCGGCAACACGGGCGCGGAGTCTCGCCGTCTCATCTACCGGCAAAACCCCGAGCGCCTGGTCGAGTAATCCCTGTGCCGACTGCGCCGCGTCCAGCGCAAGAGCCGCCGCACGCGATTGCCCCGCCGCCATCAGCGCAAACACCGTCTCGTAAACGCTGGCCTGACCGGCGCGGAGCACCGCCTCCCGCTTCACGTCCACCGACGCCAACGCCTTCACCTCCGTGCGCGCCTCGCTCCCAGAGAAATACGTCTTAGGACTCCACCACTTCACCCCGGACATCGACGTGCATCCGGCGAGGGCCAAAACAACCAGTAAAAACCAGCAGTTGCGCGCACTCATTGGAGAACCCACCCAGACCCCAAATACATTGCCGTGGCCATGCTGGCCGCGCCTTTTACGCAGGTTGAAACGATGTTGCCGCCGGTTATGAAACTGAAACCGGACTCCACATAAAAATGAACCACACGGCCAGGCCATCCGCCGTTAATCGTTTGAATGTTTGTAGTTCCAGAAAGAAAAACCGTCGTCTCGTTAAATCCGAGGTTGATCGTGGTGGCGCTCGCGATGACCGGAACCAAATCCGCCGCCGTGCCAACAACGTACGCAGCGGTGAATGCCCCAAAGAAATAATTCCGACCAATGCTTACGTCTCCCGACGTGATAGCTGAAGGCAGCGCGATGCCGTAAGCTGGCGAGGTGATCGCGAAAAGGTTGTTCCCCTCAATCACGAGCGCCCCGACCTCGCACTCGATGATAATGCCGTACACCGTCCCCGCGTTGTTGATCGCGAACAAATTCCCGGTGATGTTTACCCGGTCCAACCACTTCGCCCCCGCTGTCGAATCGAGAATTTTGACCGTCGCAGTACCGGACGAACCGAATTGATTCCCCGTGATGTTGACGGACCCCATCGTTCCTGTCCCAGCGGTACGGCGGAGAATAATCGCCTCACCGAGCTGCCCTTCGATAGAGCAATTAGTGATAAGCAAAACACTCGTCGCCCCGTTAGACCGGTCTAGGTCGTAGCCGTAGGTGTGAGTCAGCAGTTTGCAGTTCACGATTTTCAGCCCACCAGAAGACGCCTGCTTGATGCAGGCCCCGCCTGTTCGAGTGGAGTCAAAGACGCAGGACACAATTGACGAGTCTCCGCTGTCAACGTTGACGGTGTTCGAGATGTAGATGCCCGTTGAGTTCTCAACGATGTAGCAGTCTTCGATGAGAAAGCCCTGGGCCTTCTGAAACTCCACGCCGATATTGTGGAAGGCAATAAACGAGTTCGAGAGCGTGAAGCGTCCATTGATGTCCGTGCTCGGGGCAGTAATCACGATGCCGTTACCCGTCGCCTTCGTTGTGGTGGCGGTGATGTAAACCCCGCGCACCTCGCACTCCTCCACCGTGTTAATCTTGATCGTGTCCAGCGTGGTCGAAGTCTGGATAATCTTCGACTTGTTGCCCTCTCCGACAATCGCCCTTCCGGAGCCGATCAAAATGAACCCATTCACCCGAAAATCTCCCTCGGGAATGAGGATGGTGAAACAGGCATCAACCGCCGCCTGAATTCGCGGCAAGTTGTCAGTGGAATTATCGCCCTTCGCCCCAAACTTGCGGATGTCCATCGGACCGCTTTCAACGCGGACCCAACGGCCGGAACCAATGTTCGGCTCGATAATGGTGCCGCCGTTGTCGGCCGTGGAAATCAGGGGATTCCACGCGAATATGCCGCCGCCGCCATCGTTAGCGGCATAATAACCCGAGACACTTACCTGCTGGCCGCCAGTCAATCCAATCGTCAGCAGTGCCCGCAGATCGGAAACCGTGGTTTTTTGAATCACCAGCGGGTTGAGCAAAACCGGTGTCGATGGTGGGAAAATCGTGCGAAGGCCGTTTTCATCGAACCCCAACAGCCCGCCAGCGCGCTCAGCCAAGGACAAGGATTCAACCGGCGTTCCGTTGTCATCCAGCCGGATCGTGTTGAGAAGGTCGCGCTGTTGCTGCTGCGCAATCATCGTCAACTTATCGAGCGCGCGCTCATGAACCGCCGCCGGGAAACGGTCGTTTTCCACGTAGTCCACGAGCTGGGTAGCGGGGACGACGCGCCGGATAAGGATGCCAGTCCCCGCAACGATCTCGTTCCCAACCGTTGGAATTGTGGTGAGTGATCCACCAGACTCCACGCCCACACCGGTCAACGTGTAGTCAGTGCCAAGGATGAGCGTGTCCCCTGTATCCAGATTCGTAGCGATGACATGAGCGTTTTCTAGAAAGTAGAACGGAACGGCGAGCATCTGCGCCGCCGTCGAAAGGATATACGAAACAGAGGAGACAGAGTTTAGAACGCTCATGAGATTTTGTGTGTTAGTTTTCGCTGAAAATTACGAACGGTTTCCGACGCGGCCGCGCTGCTCACGCTTCTTTTTCCGCGCCTCGACCTTTTCTTTGCCGCCACCGAACCACCAATAAATGGGGGCGCCGACGAGTGGGAGCATCCGCCACGACTCGAAATCGCCAGGCTCGATCTCTTCCCCTTCCTCGATGCGCGCGGCGACGTCCTTCGCATCCATCAGCGGATACTGAATAAACGGCGCCGGCGGGACGACGAGAAGCATGGCGGCCTCCAGCGGGTTTTTCTTTTCCCGGAACTGCCAGAGATTCCACCGGTTCACGCCCGTCAGTTTGAAAAGGTTGTCCACCATCAAATCCGAAAGCTGGGGATCGCGGCCCATGATCCAGTCCTTCAGCCAGTCCATCGGAAGGCCGATCAAATACAGACAGCCGGCGAGGTGGATAAGGTTGCGGAAGCCAATCGCCTTCTGCTTCGCGTCCCCCTTCACGATCAAACTGAAAGCCTCGCGGCGGAACGCCTCGATTTGCTTCAGCACGAAAGTCTTCAGCATGTAGAAGATTCGCCCGTTTGGGTGGCGGAGATACGCCTCGGGGTACTCGCTCAGGGAGACGGGCTGATAATCCGCCAGCACCGTGTAAACCGCGAAGAGCGTGTCCTGAGTCTTCTTCCCGGCGGCGAGGTCGGAAATCACCTGCGCGCCGGCCGGACCGAATGACGTGTTGATGATGGAGCGCGAGCGATCACTGAGTTTCCCGGCAATCGCCTCCTTCTGCATCTTCCGAAACTTGGCGTTCACCAACGTCTCCTTGCCGACCAGATCGAGGTAATGGATACCGACCGCCTTGAAGGTGAGGTCCAAAATCTTTTGGAGCTTCCCCATGTCGCGGAACTCTTCGGCCACGCCGTCGAGGCCGAGGGATTTGCGGGTGATCTTCGAGTCCCGCGTGATCGCCTGACCCGCCGCCACCAGCGTGTCATAAACCCCGTTCTCATACATGGAGAAAGCCACGTCAGTCACCTGACTCAGCGCGCTCGTGATTTGCCCCATCGTCCCGAGGTAGGAGAGGGCTTTGAAGTTGGCGATGAACTTGGAAACAACCCCCTGATTGAAACGCCCTTCGAGGATCGCCGTCACCTCCGCCGCCTTCACGCGCGGGAGAGTGCCAGTTGCAATCATGTCTTCCACATAGGCACCGATCGACGCTTCAACGGCGAGTTGGTTGCTCGATGCGCCGGCCGTCGTCACCGCGAACTTACCGAAGAACCGGCGTTTCTCCACGGCCTGGTTGACGCTCTCAATATACGAGACGAGCGCCTGCACGCTGTCCGCATAGAACGCATCGGCGTCCACGTCCACGACGTCCGTTTTCCGTCCCTTGAAGTTCGACGGCTTCGACGAACCGCGAGGACCAGCCTGAAGCGCAGCGTTCACGATCATTACCCGCTCTTCCATGGAGAGGATTTGCCCCTTCGCCGCGGCTTTCGCCATCGCCTCACGGAGCGCGGTCTCGATCGCACCCGCCTGCGGCTTCCCGTAGTAATGCACCATGAGCCCGTCGAGGTCGTTCACCTTGCGGGGGAAATAGTCCTCCACCTGCCCGATCTCATACCCGGCGGCGATGCCGCGGGCGCGGCCGGCGGCGAGCACCCGCTCCACCTGTTGAAACGCCGCCTGCATCCCGTACGCCTGCAACACGCCGTCACGAGTTTGCGTGTCGCCGTTCTTCAGCGCGAGGTCCAGCACGCGCGCATCCGCGTCTTTCATCTTCGAGAACGCGTCGAGAAACGGCTGGATCGCCTGAAAGTCCCGGCTGATCGCCTGACCCATATCAAACTCGAAACGGCGGAGGCGTTGCGTGAGCTCCGGGTTGATGCGGTAGAGGCGGGCAGTGATCGGCATCGCCAGCTTCGCGAGGATGGACGCCTGAGTGGAGCGGCTGACCGCCTTCGCCCGCTTTGGCAGTGGGACGCCGGCGGTGATCCGCGCCTGAAGCGTACCGGACGCGGCAAGCTTCTTCGCGCGGAGCCGGAGCGCCTGCGCCTGAAGCGCCTGGGTGGAGTTCTGCGGGATGCCGGTGAGGGCGAAAGAAATCAGCGGATTGTTTTCGTC